CCCGGTGAAGTAAGCAACTGTGACGTCAGAAGTGGAACCAGTTTCACGGTTGTATTGCGCCTGCAATTTTTCTTCACGTGCGTATAAAACTTTCAGGTCGGCACGTCGATATCGGATATCATTATCAAGCTGGTATTCTTGCGCACCACCTTCTATTGCCGCTATGGCTGCTTGTACCGATGTTAATTTTTCAAGTGTTGTTTGTGGCATTTTTTATATCCAACTTTTCGGTTGTATCCAACTGTTACCAGCCGGATTATTATTTTGTTTCGTAGCCGCTTTTATCTGTGGTTTATTTTCAACCGTTCGCGCTTCTGCATCATCGGTTAAAAGTCTGACATTTAAAACATCAGCAGCAGCGGCGGCATAAACTTCACAGTCCAAATAATGGTTTGGAGCGTCTTTGACTTTCGGTGTCCAGACTTCAACTTCAAACTTGCCGCGCTTCTCTTTGATTTTCTGTTCTGACAAAATCATGTTTGCATAAACATGATCGCAATCTTTAAAAATCATCCAGGCGCCGCGGCCGTTTTCTTTTTGCATCCTGTCTGAAATAAAGTCTTTGATTTTGTTAGTGTCAACAATTAAAAGCGGTGAACCTATCGCCACGGAACCGATACGGGAAACAGAACTCATGCGAACTCGTGAACCTAAAAGCGGTCTGCTTGAACCTTTCATGAGTAATGCCCATTCGGTTGCGGTTAGGTAATATTCTTCAACTTGCGCGGTGTCGTTTCCGGAATCCAAACCTGCCAGTTGTACCTGTAAGTGTCTGCCGTCCTGCGTTTGCCACCACATCGCCATTATGTCACTAACTTCTTCAAAGGATAATGAGTAACCGCGGGTAATTAACTGACTTGTCCAACGCGCTCCCCATGCCCGAATAACCCAATAAAAGCCGTTTTGCTGTACGTCGATACCGGCTGTTAAAACAACTGCCCAGTTCGGCACAACGCCCTCTGGTAATTCTGTTTGGCGTGATAATAAAACCTCGTTTGTATTGGCTATTGCAGCCTGCTGGTAAGGTTCGCCCATCCAGGCATTTATAAAGTTCTGCATCTCAATATCATCTGATTCAGTGGCATTTACAAACTCTTGCGCGATTGCCCCTAATCTGATAAATGGAGATATAAAAGTATTAAATCTTAATCCAATAACCCGGCGGCCTTTTCGCTTTCGCGTTTCAATATCCCAGTGACCGTCTCTGACAAGTTCGGTTTTCTTTACATCGTTAATTTTGGTCATGCAATGAGGGCATTCATAATAAGCGGTTTCCCTGGCATCGTTTGAATCGTCACCGGCTCGCCACTTAAGATTTCCCAATGCCCAATGCTGAACTACCCCGCAACTGGTACAGGTAAAATAATATGTTTCGATGCAATCAGCAGAATTAACCCGCTTGCATATTTCATCGTCTTTATGAATTGGAGAACTACCTCCAAATATTTTACGGTTGCCCGGGAACGATAAGGTTCTATCAATTGCCAGCGCGATTACTGATGATTCAATACCGACACGTTGAGGAAACTTCGCGACTTCATCAAATAACAAATAGCAAATAGGCCTACTGGCTAATGATGCTACCGAATTAGCACCGGATAAAATCAGAACCATTCCGGATTTAAAATGTAGTTCAAGGTCGGTTGATTCGTATGGTAAATATTGCTCACGCAGTACCGGTGACGCGTTAATCATCACCTGAATACGGTTTTTACTTGCGTATTCTGCCAGCTCCAATGTCGGATAAACTATCATTGTATCATTTGGAGATTGGCAAATAATATAAGCTAAAATATTAAATATAACGCGGGTAAAACCGACTTGCACCGGCTTCTGAATCCATATCTGTTCAACTTCCGGGTCGATAAACAAGTCCATGATATGCCGCTGGTATGGTGCATAAGATGATTTGTATGGATTTCCACAGGCTAAGTCCATCAGTTCGTGACGGTCGGCAAACTCGGTTACTGTTAAGTTGTCAGGCGGTCGGCAAAACGCGATTGATTCAAGTAGCCAATCAGGGTAATTTTCTTTTGTTTCGGTTTTTGTTGGCATAAATCAATTTAGTTACCCCGTGAAAACTTGCGCATTTTTTTTGGTGTATTATAGTTTGTGCCTTCTGAAATATGGCGTAAAAAATCATCAGTCATTAATTTGTAATCGGCTTCAATTTTTCTGGTTGTATTGTCGTCTACGAACGGTGAAACATACATCGATGTCGTTCTGCCGAATGAATTAAATGAGCGTTTTAATTTGGAGAAAAATAATGATAACGTTTTGACAACCTCTGTCCTTAAAAGATAGTCACCACGCGAAAATGAGTTTTTTATATCCTGCGCTTCTGCTTGTAATGCCTTCAATTCTGCTTCTGCTTTTATTTTGCGCTGACTATCTGACATTAAAGGCTTGCCAATTGCTTGCATTTCAACCGTCAAAGCGTTTGCCCTGGTTTGGAAATGGCTTGACTTTTCATACCATCTCATGCAATCGGCCAGCGGGTAATAATTTGAAGCTGCTACCGGCATGCCTTCCATTTTCCATTGGCCGATTGCTTGAGCAGAAACGGCAAAAACGGCAGCCAATTCGGCAGTGGTCAAGCATACTTTTTCATTAATTATTTTAACTTTTTCTAACTTTGCTGGCATTCGCGCCTCAACATTTCTTAAAAAAGTATCAAAGCCGTTTCAATTTGTATAAATACGGCGAAAAATCGAGGCCATAGAACTGGGCGCGGTCTATGGGTGGCTCTGGTAGTACCTTTTTGTTATCGCGGTGGCTTAATAAACCGCTTGTAGATATTTAATGGTTAATATATACCAATCTTGCTTCCTTGAGCCTTAAAACGCTTTTAAACACAAAATATTTTTAGCATACTAAAATTGAATTAAGAAAACCTGCCAGATAACTAACAGGTTTTCAAGTTGGAGAGGATTCTAATGCCTTGCGACATTAACAAGCTACCATATAACTATATGTTTGTACAGTGATATGTGTAGAGATTTGCGTAACGATTTAGTCACTTTTTTTAATTAACCATTGCATAATGTATTTTTCTTCTAATTTATCAATAATCTGTTTTCGCGCGTTCCATTTTTTGTTTTTTCGTTGCTGTTTATTCATCTTTACCCCCGCCTTTCTTTTCCCATTTTTCATCACGCTCTAATTCCGTCATCTTTCACACCACCCTCTTAATCTGAATACTTTCAACCAGCGCGGGGAAATCCCTTGCTAAAACAGTTAAATGATCATAAATTGTTTTGCTGGTCAAATCAACGATCAGCGCAATTTCTTCGGTTGTCTTTTTCTTTCCACATCTCACCACACCATATTTCAGTGTAATTATTTGTCGGTCAATTTCGTTTAATCGTTGGAGCGCAATTTTAAACGGTGAAACATGAATCATTAAATTAGCGCGTTCTTTCACATGTTCCGAAATTAGCGAGCGGGTGCGGGTTATTTCTATTTTGATTTCTTTAGATTGCGCGTGGTGAATTACTGCCGACTTTTCCACAACTGATAAATTATTCTTCCCCGCGCCTTCTGTTTTCCCATATTTGGCAATTCCGGCAGATGGATATAAATCCTCTGACCGCGCGTCAATTTCTAACTGTTTCAACTTTTCAGTGTTGCAATTGATTTGTTCTGTCAGATTTTCGATATAATCTAAATCTGCAAAATAGGATTCGCAAAAATCTTTAAAAGTCATTTCTTCACCTCGCTATTTTCAATCTGTATACATATATTACCAGAATACTTGCAATTACCTTTTGCGTAATAAATACAGTTGCCGTTTTTATATCGGCATAATTTATGGTTTGTCATTTTTTACCCCTTGGCAGGTCGGCGGGTAGGATGGAACGGAATATGTGGCTTACCACGTCGATTGTCCAACCATTGCCAAGCATTTTATACGCCTGGCTGTTTGAGATTCTACCATTAGCTATATATTGCGGGTCTACAGTTTGAAGTTTGCAACACTCTTCTGGTGTTAGCTTTCTCCATTGCATATTTTCCAATGCCAATTTCGGCTCATGATTCCCACCGCTACCAGTACATAATGATGGTGCTTTCCCTTCTACACTGTAAACACGCTTTACATAGTCGTGTCCGTTTAAGTCTGCTTCGCCTACCATGATGCACAAATTATCTTTTTGCACAGTCATTAAAGTATTTGTTTTGCCAGTCGTGTTTGTTTCAATCTGCTGTTGAATATTGCCTTTTTCGTTATATCTGCCACGCATTGCACCGCATAAAACCGCCGTCCGTTGTCCGTGATTATCGATACCTTTTGCATAATTGGCGTCCAGACATTGCGATTTATCATTTTTAATTTGATATTCACCGTTTATTTTTATGCCGGCATTGGTATCGATTATATCCTTCAACATAATCCCTTTATCGGCTGGCTGTGTGACTTCCCAGTTGCACCAGTAATTACGTTCCCTGTTTTGTGCCGATACTAATGCAGAATTAATCAATACAGGTTTTAACATACCCTCACTAAATAACCCCTTCTGTTTAACGCATTCGGGATAAATACCGCCTAATATTTCACTGATTACATTTTCGTATTCCTGTTTCATTCGCACATTTTCAAGCAGAAAATATTTAGGTTTAATTTCTTTTAGCAGTCTTACATATTCAAAAAATAGTTTAGACTGCGGGTCGTTAAAGTTTAACCCTTTTCCAGCAAATGAAAATCCGGTGCAAGGACTTCCGCCTATAATCATGTCAATTTCTGGCAGGTCTTTGGCGTGTACTTTCCGAATATCGCCAAGCTGTATTATATCGGGATAGTTCGCCTGGCTTACCTTTATTGCATGTTTATCTATTTCGGACGCATAATAACGCTCTACGGGTATTCCAGCACGTTCTAAAGCAATCCTGCCGCAACTCATGCCGTCGAATAGTGATAGCACTTTTAATGGTTTCATAATTCACCATCCGCACCCCGTATAACATCGCCATCAGTGGTTATCTGATACAACAGCGACTTTATTAACCGTATAGGTCGCGGTGTAGTTGTCATCACCGCCTGTGGGTTTTGTCCAAGTCTT